GGACGGGCTGGGTCCGGGCCGAGGACGGGCTGGGTCCGGGCCGAGGACGGGCTGGGTCCGGGCCGAGGACGGGCTGGGTCCGGGCCGAGGACGGGCTGGGTCCGGGCCGGCAACAGCAAAACAGAATAGAGCTGGTATTAATGCACATAGTTGAAAAGATTAACCTGTTGTTTGGGATTTTGTTTGCCGCTACATAATCGGCACTTTTCACATGTGATCGGATTTTCAATGCCTCTTTGTTTTTGCTGTGTGTTGGGACAAAGGATAATGGGATAAGGAAAATGTTCTGGAAATTTTTTGTCGCACCAAAATACTCTGAACCCCATTTTGATAGCGGTATGTGCCTCTTGTTCGTTTTCAACCGATGCCATTATTATATGGCGTAGATCAGGGCGTTCACGCCACATGTGCGTGTAACCCAAAATTATGGCGTTAGGGAAAGCTTTTCGCAGCTGAATGAAAAACGGGTTGGGAAGAAACCCGGGATCGCCGAATGTGCCCAATCGAACGACAGCTACGTCGGGATCACAAAAATACTGCAACATTGTCGTATTGTTTGCTTTTTTTGCTTTTAGATAGTTCTTGCAGACACTGTAGACGCTGTCTGCACGAACATAACAATCGGAGCGTCTATGGGGACATGTGTTTGGACATGCGTCCCAATAGTGTTTTCGAGTACAGCTATTTGCTTTGAACGTTTTTAGCAACGCACACAGAAACGTGTTGCTAACGATATACACTTGTGGTATATTGCCGGTTTTTGTGTTCCAAGACTCCATGGTAATGATAGCCGTATGATCGTAACCCACAAAATCGACATACGTTTTCGTTTTGGTAGTACTCATAACGTCCTCCTTATCGTACAGCGCACTTCTTTTAACAGATCTGACCCGTTTTGATTACAATGCTAATCGGCCGATTCTGTTCTTCAGGATTAGTCGGCTCAAAAACGATAACAGCATTGCCTACGAAAATCCAGCCAACTAATCTACCTTCGCTATCGTAAATAGGTTCGTGATCAGTTGGCCGATACCGGGCCGCGGCTTTGGCTGCAACACGGCCTACTTTGTTGGCAATATCAACTAATCCGGCGTGCAACATTAATTGGACGGCTCTTGTTTGGATTAATTGTGTGTTATTCATAACAACCCTCCGCTTTTGTGTGATAGGTTGATCGGCCTATAACGATTATAGCAAAAGTTGGGCCGGTTATTAATCGCCGATTACGGGCCGGAAAAGTGAATAGGTTCGGTCAACGTGTCTAAAAAGTAGACGTTTGCGTGGTTGTATTGTGTGTAGTATACTATGGTAGACGGGTCGAACCGAGCAACTTATTACATAGTAACGGAGGTGTATGGTGTTAATCGAACAATGGGAAAAGGCAGTGAAGAAAGCTGCTCGGAAACTTGCGGCTGCGTTGAAGTTTGAACCTCTTGAAAGAGGTTCGTTTATGACGGCGGTTGCGGGAGCGATCGCCATTGTGAAGACATACCAAGGCGAACTACCCTGGTTGTCGGTGACAGTAGAATGGGAGGATGGAAAAGAGGTGTTTGTAGGGGAAAATGTATTGGCGGTTTTGAGATCAGATTATAGTCCTTATGGCGTATTGATACGCCATGGGACGTTTTTGGAGCGTTGTTAATCAAAAAAAGATAGAAAAAGAGATTGACTAATCTAAATAGATCCGGGCCGGTAGCGGGCTGGGTCCGGGCCGGTAACGGGTTGGGTCCGGGCCGGCAGCGGGCTGGGTCCGGGCCGGTAACGGGCTGGGCCGGGCCGAGGACGGGCTGGGTCCGGGCCGAGGACGGGCCGGGTCCGGGCCGAGGACGGGCTGGGTCCGGGCCGAGGACGGGCTGGGTCCGGGCCGAGGACGGGCTGGGTCCGGGCCGAGGACGGGCTGGGTCCGGGCCGGCAACAGCAAGGGTCCGGGCCGGCAACGGGTTGGGTCCGGGCCGGCAACGGGTTGGGTCCGGGCCGAGGACGGGCTGGGTCGGCATACGCCAACCCGCACCCGCACCCGCACCCGCGCCCGGCGCCGGCGCCCGAAGGGGGGTTGCGGCTGGGGCGGGTCGTAACTCATTACAGGCCCAGTCGTTCCTATTCCGCTTCCTTATATACAGGAATCAAGACCCTCTAATACCGGCTACGACCCCCGGTCCCCGGCCCCAACCCCGACCCCGGTCTTAGCTTTAGTACCGGTACCGGCCCCCGTTCCAGTTTCGGGCCTGATGCCGGTACCGTCCCGGCTCTCCCGTACCGGCCCGGCCCGGGCACCGGCTTTTACTGGTAAGCACCGGCCCCTATAACTGGCCCCTACTGGTAAGCACCGGCCCTTACCAGTAAGAGCCGGCGCCCCTGGCCGGTCCTTACCAGTAAAAACCGGCCACAGACCTCAGCCGGCGCCGGCACCACACAGGCCAGGAACAGAGGCGGTGCCCGCTATAGGAGCCGGCCCCAGGACGGTTCATATCAACAGATGTTCCGGTCGGACCGGTCCGGTAAGATACGGTTCTGACACCCGTTCGGCCCCTACCGGGATCGGGATCGGGATCAGGGCGGGTTCGAACAGGCGTATAGCCCCCTAACCGGACCGGGCCGGCCCGACCGGAACATCTGTTATATTTATGCCACTCCGCCTGTCCGCCTCGCCGATCCGCTTGCTTACCCGCCCGTCTCGGCCATTCTCGGCCCGTCTCAGCCCGCCATCGGCCCGGCCCACCGAGCCAACAGCGGACACGAGAGCGGCTCTGACGGGCTGTCAGCAAACGAGTAGCGAGCGGGTAACGGAACGGGAACGAGGTGGTTCCGCTACCTTACAGGCCAGCAGGAAAAAAAAGGCGGTCCGGTCCGCTACCTTATTAAATCTTGTTCAGAATCAAAAATAGGTGTTGCTTTTTTCGGTCCGAGATCGGATATAATAATAGAGGGGGAGAGAAATCGTCGCGACCCCGTGAATCCGAAAGTCAGTGCCGGGCGGTCCGGCCCAGCGGGAAGGAGGTGGGCAATAACCGGGGTTGACAGCGGTGGCGGTAGGTGGTATACTCAATCGAAACGAATCGACAGCAAGGAGGAACAGTCATGAGTTTCAGTTTCATAGCTAAGACAGCCGCCATGGTCGCCACCGCCGTCGTCGTCGCCCTCATCTTCACTACCATCAGCCCCGTCTACACCCCCACCGATCTCGTCCCTGCCACCCCAATGGGCTGGATCGGCTGGGCGCTCGTCGCCACCTTCGCCCTTTTCACCAGCTGGGCGGAGCCGTCCGAGCACGTCTACGGTTGGCTGATCCTGGCGTGGGGGCTCGCCGGCACCGTTTTCGTCCTCTACGCCGTCTACTACGTCCTCGCGCCCCTCCTCCCCTACCTCGGCGCCGCCCTCATCTTCGTCGTCGCCGCGGCCATCTGGGGGGCGATCTACATAGGGTTTCAGACGTCATGAGGAGAAGAGGAGAATGATGCAGAGAGAAAAAGAGAAGGAGGCAGCGGTGAGCAATGCCGACAAAACCCTGGGTTTTTTGCCCCAGAATCGCTCCGAGCGGCCCGACTCGACCCAACCCCCTTGCCCTCCGGCGCGGAGCGATTCTGGCTCGAAAATCCTGCGCGTGCGTAAGATCCGGTGCCGTCCCAGGCGGCCCGGGGAGATCACAACCCCCCTCGCCGCCATCCGGAATCACTGCATTGAGTGTATGGGCTATCAGCCCGCCCTGGTCAAGACTTGTCCGGCCCGGGAGTGTTGGCTCTGGCCGTACCGGCTCGGGCGGCGGCCGAGTGGAGAGGAGGAGTAATAATGATCACCATCGGATTCTATTGCAGCCACTGTGCCTATCACGACACCTGGCGGATAGCCGGCGTCGAGCCCCAATCGGTCAGGCAGGAGGATCAAGCCCCGGCCGTCCTCTGCCCCGAGTGCCACGAACCCCTGGCCCTCTACGTCAAAGAAGAGGAGGAGAACGATGCAGACGCTACAAACTGAACAGCAGCTGGAGCGGCTCCGCGCCTGGTGCCACAAATACTCGGTTTTCGGGGACGTTGCCGAAATCGGTGTGTTCCAGGGCGGCTCGGCCCACGTCCTCGCCGAGGCCCGGCAGCCGGGGCGGTGGCTCTACCTCGTCGACAACGCCGCTATGCCCGGTACGAACTCGAGTATGTGGCCGGAGGCCTCGGTCGAGAACCGCTGCGTCCACGTCCTCGGCACCAGCAAGGACCTGGCCGCGGCGATCCGCACCGATAACGAGGGGTTCGAGCCGGATAGCGAGCACTGCGCCCGGCTCGGGTTCGTCCACATCGACGGCAATCACACCTATCCTGCCGTTTTGGCAGATCTCGAGGCTGTCACGCCCCTCGTGACAGTCGGTGGCGCGATCGCCTTTCACGACTGGGGCGAGCGGGGATCGGACTGTTGCGGTCCGGCGGCCGTCGACGTCGCCGTCACGGACTTCTTGCGGGACCATCCCGAATGGGAGCTGGTCTTCGCCGAGGACCACCAGGGCCTGATCGTTAAGCGAGAAGAGGGCACGGCATGAACTGCGGCGCGACGTTCTCCGATGAGAGCTATTCGGAAAGGCTGCGGCAAAAAAAGATGAGGATTCGACAGCTGCGGCGGCAGCACCGGATCAAGCAGTTGCAGAGTATCTGGGTGCACAGTTGTGGGCACGAACTCGACGATGAGGCCGTGCTCACTCTCGTCGGGCGCGCGACGATGGCCGCTCTGAATTGTATCTCTTTTCGGGATCTGATAGAAGCCGCTATCGGTTACGATTACGTACAGGACACGTGCTGGACCGGTAGCGGTGCCGCCCTCGTCCGCCTCTTGACGACAAAGGGCATCTATTTTGTCTTCTTCGATCTCCAGAGCGATGACGACTGGTCGCCTGAAAATGGCCAAATCGTTTGTGCCTTTTGGAAGCAGCACCAGCCAAGGCAGTTGCCGAAGGGGTATGGGCGGCTGCGTCCCATATTCAATAAATTACTGGAATGGCTCAGGGGTAATTGATGGTCGACTCGGCACCGTTTTACACCAATTGGGCGATTCGATTCAGCGCCGATCACCAGGCCCTCTACGCACCAGATGATGACGTTTTCGATACCGATTCATTGACTCTCGAGTTTTGGATCCACTTTGGTGACGTTGCCGATCAAGGTTATATTTGTCACAAGGGCGAAACGAGTAACGATCTCGATTTCTACGTCTATTTCGATAAGAGTGCCGTCACGTGGTTCTGGTTTCTCGTTTATGATACCTCGGGCGGCGCATGGAGTATTGGTCTCAGACAGACTGATTGGGACGCCAACTCCGCCACCGGTTGGCACCATTTCGCTTGCGTTTTCGAATATTCGACCTCGGGCCAGATGCGGGTGCTGATCGATGGCAGCTTGGTAAAGAGTGTTAACCTTGGCGATACGACCACGAAAGCACGACGACACAATGCAAATAGTCTTTTCTGGGGCGATCCGTCTGTCAACCACAACGGTGACTGGTGCCTTGACGAGTTGCGGATGTGGTCGGTCGCGCGCACGGATCAGCAGATTGCCGACAACTACAATAAGATACTCGATACAAGCGAAGCAGGACTAATCGGTTATTGGCGGCTCGAAGAGGGTAGCGGTGATGTTTGCGTCAATTCAAAAAATGGTAATCCAAATCTTTATCTAAATTATTACAATCCCGAGTGGGTCCCCGTGTCCGGGCTCAGCGAAGAGGAAGAGGCCGAACGCGCCCCGACTCGGCGTCGACGCGCCTCCGGTCTGGTCTGCTCCGGTACTGGGGATCAGGTACCATACGATCTCAGGAAGCTGTTGATAAAGCAGGCACGGCGGCAGCAGGCTAAGCCGTTGATCACACCGTATCATCGTCTGAGCGGGCTCCATCCGCCGTCGTTGCCGAGGAGGTGACCATGCCTTGGAAAGTCGTAAAACGTGGCAGTCAGTATGTTGTCGTCAATGCCGAGACGGGAAAGGTGAAGGGAAAGCACCCGACGAAGAGCGCGGCGCAGCGGCAGGTCCGTGCCCTCTACGCCAACGTGCCCGAATCGCGGCGGCCCGTGCGGCGACGGAGGAAGAAGTAGTGGCGGCCTGGCAAAACGATTCGGCCTGGTTTCGACCCCCACACCCGCGTATTGCCTATCTCGACCTCACTTTCTGCCCGTCGCCGCAGCAGGTCGAAGCGGCGGCCGAGGCGCTCGGGATCGATCCGGGCCGCGTCGTCACGATCGGGCCATGTGTTGTCCTTTTCGACAAGTCGGACCGGGCCGATTGGGAGCTTACTTTGCGGGACGAAGTGATGCAGTTTATGAACATATTTGAAGAGATAGCCGAACATGAGTTGGGACGTTCACAATAAATATAGGGATCTGATCGAGCGAATAATAAAAGTTGCTGGGGGTGATTCACCGGTATCTCAGCCACTCCCAGTGTACTGGACGAAACAAATTAAATACAACCTCACACAGCATCAAATAATGGTGGGAATTACAATCGATCCTGAATTCTGGCCGAATGAGATCATAACGGCGGCCAGTTTGGCTCAAACGGATCGTGAGAATTGCTTTGAAGTTTATATTCACAATCTATGGCAGCAATATTATGGTTCGGATCCTACGATGGCCTATTGTGGTGTGTTTGATGCCTGGACGGCTCCTTTGTCTACTTGGCCACCAATTGCGATGCTTGATCTTACGGCGGCATCATATGTAGTTCCATCAGGCTGGACCGGATATCGATGTGGTTGGGATGTAATTTGGGGCGAGGGTAAACGAATAAATGGTTGGTCATTGCCAGGTGTGGTGCTCGCATTAGCGGAGAATAGCTAAAATGGGTAGAAATCTTTATCCTTATACAGGTGATATTGATACGGTTTATAGAGCTTTTAGCTGGGTTGAACGCAATTTTAAATCATTTTATAAAATTCAACCGGCAACAATAAATTATAGTGTACAACGAGGTATTAATGAACGAACTCTTCATTTTCACAGTTTAAATCATCTTTGTAGCTTGCGATTCAGAAAAGGTGATCAGTTTTTGCCGGCCTCTTCTGTTAGTCTTGTATGGTTCATTATGCCGTCGTATGAGGCCTTGGGCGGTCCGTGGGATTATCGCATAGTGCCCAATAACTATACCTGTATTTCTATGCCCGGTACCAGTCTCATAACGGGAGCTACCTATAATGGGGACATTAACTGGCCACATTATTGGTATGATGAAAAGGACCCGACTCTTTGGCATTTTGGATTTTTTGTGAAGAGAGATTGGCGCTGGGGGCAAGCACGATGGTTCCCCATATTTTTATTCAACATCGACGGTCATAACCGTTGGTTTATGGGGTTGGATTATTAGTGTGGTAAAGAATAAACGGGATCTGGAGGCTGCTTGGATAGTCGAGCATATTGCCGGCCCGTTATTCGGCCAAAAAGCTGTAGAGCGGGTGCGGCGTGGCGACCCCCTCCCCACTCTCCCCACTGTCTATTTTCTACTCGGTGCCGACGACACCATCCTCTACATAGGCCAGACAAAGTTTCTGGCTAATCGGATTCGGACACATGAGCGGCGCCTGAAGAATCCAATCCCGTTTACGACAATAGAGTATTTTGTGCCGGGCATACCCATCCTCTCGGATCGGTTACGATTGGAATCCGCCTTGATTAGTATCGTGGTTCCGCCGCGAAATGGGGCGGTCCTCTTAAAGGTGTGCCCGAAATCGAGAACACTTGTGGAGATTCGTTTTGGGAGACGACGTCGGCAAAAAATCTAATCCGTACCGTAAGAAGCAGAGGCCGTCAAAGGTCCGGGTTGAGCGGCGTTTGGCCTATTCGGATCTCGGTCGGTCTTTGGCTGTGGGAAAGGCACTGCAAGAGGCGAATCTCCCTTATGCTCCTAAGACCGAAGATTGGCTGATTCTTGCTGCCGTACTCGCCGGCTCGATCGGCACCCACGAGATAGCTGAAGTGGCGGGCATGCAGGCCGGCGACGTGAAAGCCCGGCTCCTCGATCCGGCGTTCGCCCGCTGGCTCGCCGAGCGGGTCGAATTGGAATTGCCGAGCCGGCTGGGGTTGGTTGACCTCGCCGTCTACGCCCGCGCCCTCAAATCGGGTGATGTGGCTCGGGCCCGGTATTTGGCTGAGCGGTTCGGAAAGCTGCGGCGGCAACCGACGAACCCCCATTACCATCTCCATTTAAACCTTGATAAACTGAGTGAAGAGCAACTGGTACGGCTGGTGGAGGAAAAGCGGAGGTTACTTGGGCTAACACAAGATGGAACGGAAGAAGAAACCGAGTCCGAATAAACGCCAATTGCTGATTCAGCAGGCCTTTTTATTGGCGGAGCTGGAACGACGTCAAAAAGAGGCCCCTATCCTCCACTTCAAACCGCACCGGCTCCAGCAGCGATTTTTTAACAGCACTGCACCGATTGTCATGCTAAGCGGCGGGAACCGGCTTGGGAAAACGCACGCTTTGGTCGCCCTCTCCATTGCCCTTGCCTGGGGTTATCGGTTATGGGAGACGGGGCAGGCCAGCAGCGTCGACGGCAATTTCAAGCCACGTGAGGAAATGCCCGAATCGGCGTGGATCCTTCGAACCGATGGGTTACCGATTCAGGTGCCGAATCGAATCATCTACTTGACCGGACTCACCCTCGAACGCGGGATCGGCGAAATCTTCTGGGAGAAGTTCCGGCAGTTGGTCCCCAAAGACGTGCTGGCTAAATGCGACATCAAAACCGGAACTCTCGGGATCCCGCGCAAAGTGGTGTGGCCCAATGGATCGGAGCTCATTCTTGGCAGCGCCCAGCAGCAGAAGGCGACGCGGGATATGAGCTTCGAGGGGTTCGCTGCCGACGCCGCCTTATTTGATGAGCCGCTGGATCGTAAGACATACATCGCCGTCAAGCGTGGTTTGATTGACAGACAAGGCCGGCTCTGGTGGTCGCTCACCCCCGTTGGTCCTAACTGTCTCTGGATCGCCTCGGATCTGTTACAAGAGGAACGGGCCGACGTCGAGCTGATCCAAGGCGACCCGCTGGAAGAGAATCCGTTTATCGATCGGGCGGCTTTTGAGGCGTTTCTCGACGATGCCGCTATGACAGATGAGGAGCGGGAGGCGCGGCGATATGGTCGGTTCTCGATGATGAGCCGAAATATTGTCACCACATTCGGCGACCACGCTATTATCGAGCCGACAGAAATACCGCTACATATCCCGCGCGTCATGGTCAGTGACCCCCATCATGCGCGCCCGACCGTTTCAATCTGGGCTGCGGTTTATGACGATGGTGAGCGGCTGGTCATTTACCGTGAGGATCCGGATTATGATATGACGAAGGGGCGCAAATTTATTCCATTTTCTAATTGGGCCGCCCAGATTAAGGCGCTGGAAGGACGAGAGCCGGTGTTGTGGCGATTGGTTGATCCCCAGTTTGGTCCGGCGAAACCCAGCGTACTCGGGCAACGTGAACAGTCATTTGTGGAGCGGGCTGCCGAATACGGACTGGTATATTGTACCGAAGTCGATAATACTATTGATGCCGGAATAGATCGGTTACGGGAAGCGTTTCGGATAAGTGACGTAACCGGTCGGCCTCGAGTACAGATTTTTAGAAGTTGCCGAAACACCATTAGGGCTCTGCAATTGTGGTCGTATGAAGAGAGCGCGTCCGGAGTCCTAAAGGTGTCGGAAAAATATAAAGATCGGGTGGATGTCGTACGCTATCTCCTTTCGGCACGTATCCCGTTTTATGTTGGTGCAGTAGGTGGATACAACTATTTGGAGGATAATAATGCTGAAAAACATTGAAACGTTCCTTTCTAAAGTGTGGCCGTTTCTTTTCGTCTGTCTTTTTCTCTTGGCCGCCTCATGTCGGTATTCGGAAGTCGTAACCGGCCCGGATGGGCGTCCGGCAATAGTGGTAAAAGGAGAAGATAAGACTGGCCTTCAACCGGACGAGGTGCTGGGAGTACCGGCTGAGGATGTGGTTGGTGCGGCCAAGGACGCCGTCGAAACCGTGAATCCGGTTGAGGTGGTCGAAAAGGGACAGAAGGGGGATTGGTTTGGCGTAGTCGCCGGCGTTCTCACCTTCATGGCCGTGCTTGTTGGCGGAATAGGTGTTCGACGCAAGATCAGGAAGAAGAAGGGAGCAGTGTAATGCGTGTATTGAAGGGATTGGTTGTTGGTCTCGTTGTCCTTCTTGTCCTCTATGCCGTGGCCGTGGTCGCGCCGCCCTTTTCGATCGGTGTCGGCGGCGGCATTATGACCGGCCCGAATGCGGTGCTCGGCGGCCAGGTCGTTATCCAGAAAAACGTATTGCCGGACAAAAAGGAGCCGCTGTAGTGCTCGATTTGATCTATATTCATTTCGGACATGAGCGCCACTCAATCCGCTACGGAATCGAATTGGGGTCGCGCTGGCTTGTCGATATGGGTATCCGGTGTCGCGGCCTGGCTGTTCTCGATCGACCGACAAAGGACGTGCGCGGCATCCTGAACGAAGCCCACCCGGAATACTGGCTCGATATAATCGAAATTGATCGGCGACAGCTGGCCCCGGATTTCAACGGCCAGGTGATCGCCAGCCGCGACCTGGCAATGCGCCGGCTGCACGAAATCGGCGAGGACACCAAATGGGTTTGTTTTCTCGACGACGATATCCAATACGGTCCGCGCTGGCGGGCCCACATCAAGAAGGCGCTGAGTGATGATCGGATACTTGCTTGGCGTGGTGTTAGTCTCTTTCTTTGGAATAGCTGGAGCATTATCAATCTTAAGCAGGAACATCGAGTAACGCACTTCTTTCGCTACCGACCCGGCAGCCGGATGAGGCCGGATCTCGTGCTCCACCATACGGGCGACATACACGAGGAGCTCGAGGCCGAGCCGGAGCGGGCCCAGACGCTGCCCTGGTTTCTGCTCGATCTCAGTGGCATCTGCGCCCAGGCCCGGCGGGAGATGTATGAGGCCCAGCTCCGGGCCGGAAAATATGATCCGTTTACGTTTCGATGGATTGAATCGCCGGATCCAATCGCTCTCAATCAAGTTATAAATGAGGATCCGGAAGAGTTCTGGAGGAAGCGCTATGGCCGATAAGTGCTTTCACGGCGTACCACACGACCAACATTGTATCTATTGTGATTTAATTCAAAAGCAAGCGGTGCGGTGTCCTGATTCTCGGTTGCGTAAAATAGCGCAGCTGCGTTGGAATCAACTACAAAAAGAAGGCGCTTTTAATCGATATGTGCTCAATAACGGAATAGAGGAGTAGAAGATGCTCAATCGACTGACTAATCCAGTCTCAATTCAAGTACTGGGTGAGCTGGACTATTCTAAATTTGAAGAAGATGTCCAGAAGCTACGACAGCGCATTATACGTGATGATGATGCTCGGCACACCTGGCTTGAAGATATAAAAGAGATTCTTAATCAGCTTGATGGAAAAGATAAACGGAAACGCAAGCCGTGGGCACATGCTTCAGATATTTCGATGCCGCTGACTAAAAAGCTGCTCCGGCGTTGGATCCCGGTCTTATACAATCTTATTGCCGGAGCCGAGCCGGTTACTTATTTTCACGCTAATGATCCACAAGCATCTATTGTCGCACCATCAGCCGAAGCATTTTTTGACTGGCTGTTTAAAGTTTATATGGATGACAGCCTCAAAGAAATACGGTATCTGATCTATAATATAGGTGCTAAGGGTTTGGCGTTTCTCGGTGTCCATTGGGATTATCGAACCGAAACCACCACCCAGGTAATTCCCGTTGATGACATTTGGCCGGATGGTCCGCCGAACAATATTCAAGAAATCGTTTCAACATTGATTTCACATTACTTTGTAAAGCCTATTAAGCCGGAAACGCAGCGGTCAATATTAGAAGCTGCACGTAAAATAATGGATGGACAAAAATTTGTTCGGCTCACGTATACTCAGGTTGTTGCCGATAAGCCGCGGATCCGAGCCTATCGGCCCGAAGACGTAATCGTACCGCTCGATTCGGAAGCCACGCACGATGCCGATTACGTCTGTCTCGTTCACAAACTTTTGCCGGACCGTTTGCGGCAAATGGCCATGGATGGGATTCTTAATCCGATAGCGGTGGAAGATCTATTAGTAGGAGAGGAAAAAGAAAAGAAAGGTGAAAATGTTGCGGCCCGGGCCTCGCCGACCCGTGTAGTTGACAGCCAGGATGCCGAGCGTGACGCCGATAAAGGGCTCCAGACCGGTCTCGGTGAAATGGACGGGCCGATCACCGTTTACCAAATTTATTGTCGGCTCGATATCAACGGTGACGGGATAGGCGAGCGGTGCGTGATGTGGTATGCGCCGGATTACGATAAGGTCCTGGCGCTCCATCCGTATCCATACCCCTTCAATTATTGGCCGGTATTCAGATTCGATTTCGAAGACACCGACCGTAGGCCGTTTAGGAGCCGCGGTATTGGACATTTACTGAAGGATATTCAGGCACAATATAATAAGCAATACCGGGCGACGTGTGATGCAATCGATATTCAGCTCGCGCCGGTTTTCATTCGCCGGGCAGCTTCGCCGCTGATGCCCCGGACTTTCAAATGGGGGCCAGGCGCGGTCTTGGACGTATCGGTTCTCGGCGAGCTGCAGATGCTCGAAAAGACACCGCTGAATCTGCACCAGTATCTCCAAGACCGAGCCGAATTGAAAGCGTTCGGTGAGGAGCTGGTCGGTTCAATTGATGCGGCTCTTGCGGCAACCGGTCGGAAACTCGAGCGGCGCACCGCATTCGAAGTTGACAAGGTGGCCGGAATCATCGAGCAGATCACGTTTATGGATAGCGCCACGTTCCAAAGCGTGATGGGGCGCGTCTTTCAATGTATTTGGGATTTGTGGATCGCTTTCGGCCCGAATGAGATCTATTTCAATGTCGTTGGTGAGGCTGAACCACGCGTCTTCAATAAGGCCGAATATCGGTACCGGTTCACACTCACACCGGCTGGCACACCTGGCAATACCAATCGGCGCTATATGCTGGCCTTGGCGATGCAGGTTCTACAGCTGGTGATGCAGGTCGCGCCGGATATGGCAAACCGACCATTCTTGGTTTACTACATCGCCAACCTGCTCGATCGGCGTTTGGCCAAAAACATTTTCTTGCCGGAGCAGCAACAGGCACTCAACAAGTTCTTGCAAGGATTGGCGCAGCAGCTGACATCGGGCGAGGTGCCCGAGCTGTTGCAAGAAATAATGGTACGTGAACCCAAAACAGAGGAGGGCAGCAGTGGAGAAGCAGGATTTTGAGGAGTTGGTAAAGAACTTGGAGGTCGATAAGATAAACACGATCATCCGGGACGGCAAGGCGTCGGATTTCGGAAAGTGGGTCGATTATCGGCTCGACCAACTGCGCGAGGCAATAGTCAGTGCGCTGGGCGCCGTTCGTGATAAAGATTCGGACGCTTGGCGGCTGATTGGTCAGTTACAGTTATTGAATGTTTTGAGAGCTTGGCTTTTTGAGGAGGTAATGACAGATGGAAGGGAACGAGCAGAGGACTGAACAGCAATCTCAACCGCAGGATCAGGGAGCACAGCCCCAGTCTCAACAAAAAGATAAAACCGACGATAAAAAGAGCACAATCCAGAAACGGATAGCGCAATTATACGGCGAAAAAAAGCAGGCCGAAGAGGAGGCTCTGCTGTACAAGCAGCAGTTGCAGGAGCTGCAAGCACAACTTCAGGCGACCCAGGAAGAGTTGGCCCAGTTGCGGCTCAACTCCGGCGTCAACCCCGCGGTCAATTCACCTCTTTCCGGGATGGGTGTCGGTCCGGTTTCGGATCCAGACTCGGTGAAGAAGCTGGTTTCTGAGGCCGTCAAGGAAGTTGTTGGTCCGATCGTCGAAGAGTTTAATAAAAACAAGCAGTTCCAGCAATTGCGGCTCCAACAGCGTGAAGCCTTCAATCGTGCCGCAATGGAGTTCCCCGAGTTGGCCGATCCAACCAGCGATTTGTTCCAGGCCACGGATGAGGTGTTGCGGCGGGATCCGAAGCTTCAGACGGACCCTGACGGACCGTTTAAAGCGGCTTTGATCGCTCAGGGCATTCTTGCCCGAGCCCAAGCCCAAGACGGCCCCCAGGCGACTCCGGAGCAGAAGAAGGCAGCCGCAGCCGGCCCGCCCGGCGCCGGCATACCTCAGAGTGGACCGCGAAAACAGCTGGCGGAACTGGAACAGCAATATGACCAACTTATGGAGCGGTTGCGGCAAACCACCGATTCGACTGAAATCAGCCGAATGTGGCGGGAGCGGTCTGTTTTACTCGCACAGATTGAAGCTTTGAGAGCAGAGCAAGGTGAAACAGGATAGGAAAAGGAGGTAAAAGATGGCGGTTCTCCAGACATGGGATGAAATTGTTGCAAATACCCTGCGATCTGATAAGACCATAAGGGAGTCATTGCAGGATGCAATTTATAACGTTGCCCCCGCCGATACGCCGATCCTCTCCAGGGTTCGGCAGGTGGGAGTCAGCCATTTCTTTGTACAGTGGCTCGAGGACACCTACAGGGCTGCACAGACTAATGCCCAACTCGAGGCAATGGCCTTCACGGCGCAGACCAAGACCGTGCCGAATCGGACCTCCAACATTGCACAGATCTTCTATGTTGGTGGGATGATTTCGGACACCCAGCGGCAGGTTGAACACGCCGGTATGGCCGATCCTCTGGCCTATTACGAAGCCAAGGACGTAATCGAGCTGAAGAAGGATATCGAGCTCGCCCTCGTCCGCGGCTCGGCAGTGACTGGCGATACTAACACCGCCCGGCAGATGAATGGGTTGCTGAATATTATCAGCACGAATAAGACCAGCATCTCTGGTATTACGTTCACTGAGAAGGTCTTCAATGACCTGATTCAGCTCACTTGGAACGTGACCCGCGAGATGCCGACTGAGGTCTACTGCTCACCTTATGTGCGTAGGACGATCTCCCTGTACAGCACGAAGGTCACCCCGTTCATCCCGGCGGAGCGGAAAGAGCAGATCCTTGCGGTCGACACCTATCAGAACGATTTTGGTAGGTTCCGCGCCCTTCTCCACCGCGAGCTCAACAACGGCTTCAGCTCCGTCAACGAGCTGTTCGCCATCCGGCCTGAGCATCTCGCCACGGGTTGGTTGCAGCCGCTGCGGCGGGAGATACTGGCCCGCGATGGTCTGCGCGTACGGTACCAGATCAGCTGCGATTTGACTCTCCTTTATCGGAGTGAGAAGCCGTTCTTCGCAGCCGACAAGGTGTTCCCGTACTTGCCGTAAGGTAAGTGGACGACCTGGGCAAGTCGTTAAACTGCCCACCACCCTTTCATAGGAGGATAGCAATGAATGTATACGAAGCGCTTGAGTGGATCAACCGGGTTTTGGTTTACGGGTTGATAAGTCCACGTGACCGAGCCCGCGGGCAGGAAGCCCAAAAACTGTTGACGAAAGTTATTGGAGAGTGGGAGCAGCTAAAAAAGGAGGCGGCTCGTGGCAAGGTTAAAAGATCCAAGCATTCTGATTAAAGGTGCCGGTGTAGTTGAATGGCTCGAAATGCTGTGGAAGGCATGGTCGGAAAAATTTCCGCAGCGGGCCGCGGCTTATGCCGAATATGTTAAACGGCGTCGAGAACAGCTTTGGCGACCAACCGGCATGAGTCGTGACGGTACTATGGCCTATGAGGGAGCAATACCGGCGGATATCTATATTGTAATTACCGCCAAATATCCGGATTTCTTCAATACACCAACTAATTACGAATTAGCATTGAAGGTGTTCTGTGGAGACCATAGACCGAAATCGAGATAGGGAGGACAGCGATAATGAGGAAACGGCAACCGAAAGTACCGATTAGCCTGTGCCTAATTGGTCGGAATTGTGAGAAGGAAATTCAGCGTTTTCATCGCCAAGTCGTAAAACCGCTGCTTTTAAATGATAAAGACGAGGTAATATTTGTCGATACGGCCTCAACAGATAAAACAGTAGCAGAGGCTAAAAAACGGGGTTGGCATGTCATTGACGGTAAACGATTTGTTGAGCCACGTTTGCTCGCTCTTGCTAAACAGATAGCGCCCAAAGAGCTGGAACGTTGGATTGATCATCCACATATAAAGGGCGGAATCCTGAGATCGTTTGCTGAAGCACGAGAGCGATCATTTGCAGCGGCCCGTAATCGGGTCGTAATGTGGCTCGATTTGGACGATAAGCTGGTTGAGCCGGAAAATTTACGGCTTTTTATCGATCACTGCTTTGGAGATCCGAAACGACACGGCGCTATATTTTTGCCTTACGATTATGCTTTCGATCAGTTCGGTAATTGCATCCTCACTCTTTGGCGTGAACGAATAGTCAGCAAAGAGGATTACGAATGGCGGGGTGCTTGTCATGAGGTGTTGTGTCCGAAGAAGGGCCGTGAAAAGTATATAAATTTTATGGCCCGTGATCCTAACGCCCCGTTTAGAGTTCAGCACTTGAAACCGCCAGCTTCACATTTTAGTGATCTCCGTAATTATGTGATTATGTATTACGATTGGTATATCCGCGACAATCAAGATCCGCGTACTCTTTTCTATCTCGGAAACGCTTGTCGCGGATTAGAGCGCTGGCTCGAAGCTATTAGATATTATGAACAATTTGTCAAGCTGAGTGGCAATTTTGAAGATATCTTTATCGCTTATCTTAGCTGGGGCCAGGCATTGATGAAGCTGGGGCGTTTTTGGGAGGCTATTGATGTTGCCGATAAGGCGCAGAAAATAAAGCCCACCGACCCGCGACCGCTCTATTTCAAGGCTGAGTGCTGGTATCGTATGCGTAACTGGAAGGCGGCAATTGAATGTATACGACAGGGTGAAGGACGACCGATACCCGATACTCTTCACGCTGTCGATCCGACCGGCACACAGATGATGCCACCGATGATTGCCGCCCTTGCTGCCCGGGAAATGGGCGATGTCGAATTGGCTATGCATTACGCCACAAAAGCCCGGCAAGCAGCACCAAACGACCAGGTTTTACAACAAGCATATCATGATTTTATACAGTGGGCACGGGCAGAAAAGATAGTGCAAGCACAGGCTGTGGCAGTAAATACAGCTAAAGATAAAATCGACGTCGCTAAGCTGCTCGTCATCAGTCCACACGCCGCTGATAAAGGATTTGGTGTACCTGAGACTGCAGTACCTGGTGGTTACTCCGGTAAAAAGACACTGGCTATTTACTGTCCGCATACGTCAACCCGCTGGGGACCGTTGACGGACGGGCGCGGACTGGGAGCCAGCGAAAAGATGGTGTGGCTGATAGCGAAGCGGCTGGCCAAGCGGGGTTTAGCCGTAACGGTTTATTGTCGACTTGCTGACCCGCCCGGTAAATATGATGGTGTCGAATGGCGTCATTATGCCACCTATAATCCGAAACTTTATCGAGACTATATTCTTCTTTGGCGCGCCCCGCAGCTATTGGCTCATACTCATTTTGCGTGCGGTAAGCTATATGTCTGGATGCACGATGTCGGTTTCGATACGGTGTGGACACCAGACGTATTAAAGCAGGTCAATAAAGTACTGTTTCTGAGCAAGTTTCATAGGAGCAAACACCCAAGCGTGCCGGAATCGAAAGTGTACTACACTCGAAACGGCATCGATCTGGATCTTCATTTGTGGAATGGTGAAAAAGAAGAGAAAAAAATCGTTTATATGTCATGCCCGACCCGCGGTTGGTTGACGACTTGTGAAATCTTCAATGAATCTAAACTTGCCGAAGAGGGCTATGAGCTCCATCTCTTTTATGGATTTACTGAAGGATTTGACGACGCCGCCAACCAGCAAATTGCCGGCTACATACCAGATCTCGACCGAGAATACGTATTGCGAGATTATCAGGCCGAATGCCTGCGCGTAGCCGACGAGAGCCCGGGAATCGTACGGCGCGGCATGGTCAATTGGCACGAAATCGCCCAGGAATTGAAAACAGCTAAAATTTGGCTGTATCCGACGCGGTTCGATGAAATCAGTTGTGTTGCAGCAATGGAAGCCCAAGCGGCGGGTTGCCTGATTATGGCTACCGATAGTGGTGCTTTGGCTGAAACCCTTGCTGGATATAAGCTGTGGGTTAATCCCGGCAAGATAGATGTAGAAAGGTGGGCCAAGGTTTTGCGACGACAAATAATGTGGGATCGCCGCAAGATGAGCGAGGCGGCCCGCAGGTTCGATATAGAAACTTTGGCCGATGAGTGGATGCGCGATTTGTTTGTGGAGGTCAAACATGGCGAGTGTAAACGAATTAAGGCAAAAAGTTCAGGCTCTTGAAGAGCAGCTCCGTAAACTTAGGCTAACCGATAAGGCTGCCGTAGCCGTTACATTGGAAGATTATGATCGGCGAATCGCACGGCTTGAGAAAATAATGACCGATACAGTTAAGAAAGTAAAACGGGACGTTGCTGAATTACAAGCCGATCAGCAACGGTTCTTCAGTGATCTCAGTGCTGCCTGGGAAAAGGTACGGGCGGCTGTTAAGCAGGCTGAAGAATTGGTAGCTGTTGCTAAAGATATGAGCGCTAAAATAGAAGAGAAACAGCGCCTTCACCGACAGGATATAGAACGACTACTCAGTGACCTCGGTGTTGTACACGAAATAAAGGATACTGTAGAGGAATTGAAGAAGAAACTGGAGAGGTAAAATGGTAAACGCCACCCTCCACGAAATCATACAAGAGGTTCAGCGTATAACTGGCCGTAACGATCCCGATTGGACGAGCCGAATTGAATCGGCAGTGCGCCGAGCTTATCGCGCGTGGGAATCGGAATTTGCTTGGCGGGATCTCCAGTTCGTTGACGAGATTACTTTTTATGGCAACGATCCGTATTTGATCCTGCCCCAAGATGTCGAGCAGGTGGTATGGATGATCGATGCCACCAACTATAACGAAATCGAAGCGTCAGACGGCCAATGGGATCGGCGCGACCCGTGGGCAGTGGCAAAAGATTATCGAACTTATGCCTACGAATGGGAACCGGTAGGTTACAGACCGTTTTCGACGCTCGTTTCTACGGCTACACTCACCGTTGAATACGTAGTATCCGGCGCATTGCCGACTCATACAAAAATTCTTCAAGTACGCGGCTATTGGCAGCTGAGTGGTGCGACACTCGCCAATCAAAAATATGAAGCCGTTCAGCAATATGCCATGACGACGATGTCGGCTGTCAGTACCTTTGCACTCAATGCCGTTTTGACTGACGGACTGGCCGCTAATCTTGTCACCGCCCAAACCTGCCCCGTCGTCCTCAAAACCCCCGACGGCTCGGTAGTTGGCATTATCCCACCTGGCCGGCTCGAAAGCGAATATTACTGGGTTAAGCTATTTAACATGCCCCAAAACGGCACTAAGATTAAATACGGTGCTATACGCCGTGTCGCACCAGTAACCTATTTCTCACTCTATGCCGATGCCGTTCTACCTGGAGCCGATCCTGAATATCTCCTGTGGCAGGCCGCAGCCGATATTTTCAGCGAACTCAAAGAAGCGGAATGGGCTGTGTATGCCCTAAAACGGGCCAATGCCGCAATGCGTCGTCAACGTGAAAAAGAAGTACTATTCGGAGATCACGCCAGTAGGATTATACCGGAGGATAATACCTAATGAAACTACTGGAGCAATACTGGTTCGGCCCCGAAGAAGGGCTGGATGCCGACACCCATCCGTTTTTGATGGGTGAGAAGAAGTGTCCGTATCTGAAGAATGTGAATCTCAGTACGGACGAGACCATCAAATGGGCCTGTGGCGACATCACCATTGGCGGCCCCTGGGGCAATCCGGCTGCATCATACTCATGGAAACCTATTCACGCCATCATCCCATGGTATGACATACCGAATAATAACTTTGTTGTCCACGTCCATGCCGGTAATCATCTCTGGCATAATGATGACGCCGATCCATACCTCTTCAATTGGGTACCGATGACTCAGCTAAGTTTGGCTGATGTCGCTACGCATTGGGCTCTCACATCTTGTTATAATATCAGCAGCGGTTATTCAGATAGCTCATACGCTATTGGCATAGTCGGTATCGAACCCTACACAAACCAGACTTATCCCAATCTCGTCTTATGGAATTGCAGCACACAAGGCGATCCATTTACCGTTCACTCCAGCTATGCCCCGAACTGGATCACTTCTTATCAAGGCCGTTTGTGGATTACCGAGCCGCCGGCCCGACTACGCTGGAGTAACATCGAGGACGGAGCCGTTTTCGATCCGTCAAACTATCTCGAAGTACAGCCGGAAGACGGCGACCGCATCGTTGCTGTCGTCCCCCTGCGTAGTATCGAGCCGCGACTTATCATCTTCAAGCAGCGGTCGATTTATTTATTCGACGTCGTTTGGTCAAATGGGGCGCTGATCCCGACAACCGAGAACAGCATCGATACCACAAATTCCGCCATCAAGATATTGTCGAAAGAAATCGGCTGCATCGCACCACGAACAATCCAATACGTCTCCGGCAGCGAACGGGCCGATATTTTCTTTCTGAGCGAGAAGGGTGTCTATTCGATATTGCGACTGGAGCAGGACATCGGCGGTGGCCTCTCCGAACCGCTTTCGCGCGGAATCCAGAAATATATCGATCGCATCACCCCGTCAGCAATCCATAAGGCCGTCGCCGCCGTCCACGATAACAAATACTATCTTGCCGTGCCCCTCGACGGCGCGACAGAGAACTCGGCTATTCTCGTCTTCGATTTGGTACGGAAACGCTGGGAGACCTTTCTCGATAAGGACGTCCAATCGTTCCTGCGAACCAAACTGGGCAATAAAGAATACCTATTCGGCGCCCTCTACTCGTCGAATGTGAGCACGCCGGAAGTCGTCGTCACCACGTCCAGCGGCGCGACGCTCCTGTCCAACTGCTGGCCGGTGGTGCAAATCGGCGCCCTATCTCCGACGACGTATGTCACGATGCCGGGCGTGGACTACACCTTTCAGGTCCACACCCCGCTCTTCAACCTCGGCGTGCCGAATCGGGCCAAGCGCTGGAAACTGGCCGAGCTCTATTACCACTACGAGCCGGTAGGCGAGCCCGCCGTATTCTACATCCGGGCTCGTACCAGCCGAGACAGTTACACGACCGGCGACATGCCATTGCTGACCCACTTCACCCTTAGCTCGGCCCAGTTCCACAACACCCTAACGATCAACTTGGCCGACTTACGGCCATCGGAATACATACAGTTCGATCTCTATTCTTTCCGCCCGTTCACCCTCAAGCTGCTGGGCGCGCGGGTGGTAGGACATGTGCAAGAAGATATCTGGGAATAGGAGGAAAAATGGGACCGTTAACACTCGCCGCAATCGGACAAGCCGTCGGCGGAACCGCCGGGATCGCCGGAGGTGTCCTCCAGGGCATCAAACAGCGCAAGGCCACCAAGAAACAGCGGCGGTATCTCGAGCGGCTCATGGATCAGCTGACCAGCAAATACGAAAAGGGTTACGCAGAGGAGGCCGCAGCCGGGCTATATGGCCTCGGTCGGGCCAAGCGCGAGGCCCTCACCGCTACCCGCGCTGCCCTCAATCGGGCCCGGCTGCTCGTGGCGCAGACGTTCCTCTCCGCCCCCTACCAGGCCATGAGCCAGTACATCGCCGAGCGGTTTCGGCAGCCGTTGCCTGAACCGCTGGCGGAAGAGTATACGAACCGACTCCGGGCGGCCCAGAAGGCCCGCGGCACCTTCTACGGCGGTGCGCCGGCGAAGGACGAGGCTGCAATGCTCACCCGTATGGCCGAACAGCAGCGGATGGCACTCCTACCCACGTTGCGGCAAATGGCCACGGATCCGACGATGCTGCAGGTCCAGCTCGAGAACCAACTCCTGGCCCAGTTAGCGGCCACGGATCAGTTGGAGACGGCCACCTTCAACCGGCTGATCTCGGCCCGGCAGTCGGCCGCCCAGATCGCCGCGGCCCGCATTGGTCCGCTCGCCCAGATCACCATGGGTCTCGGTAGCCAGGTCCCGTTCAGCGCCGTTAGCCCGCTCGCCGGCGGCCTGCAGGCGGCCTCGGGGGCAATCAGCGGTATGAGCAGCCTGCTCGTCGACATTGCCGGCGTCCAGGCCCAGCAGCAGCAAGCGGCGGCGCTGTCGAGGATGGCGCAAGGCGGTAGCGGTAGTAGTCGATTTCAGGTCGCAGGCAAATCTCTCAACGAACTCTATAGTATTTAATCATAGGAGGTAACCGATGGCCTTTGCGATGAGCGAACTCGGATTCTACGGCGGAGCCCTGCCCGGATTCGGGATCCACTCCTTTCTCGGCAGCCTGGCGACTCGGTCCTTTTTCGGCCCGAGCTGGGACTGGATCCAGCCGGCGGCCACCCCGACTCTGGGGTTGCGCGATATCATAACGATGACCCTCGGCGACGTCCCCACCAGCCTGCTCCGGTCCGATATCAAGGAGAAGGCCGAGCAGCTGGCCACGGAGATCCAGGGGCTGCCGGCCGAGGAGGCGGCGAAGCGGATCCAGGAGTTCACGAGCCAGCTCGGCGGCGGCGAGACCGGTGCCCGGGCAGAGTTGGTCTACCAGCCGGAGATGCTCTCGTCCCCCTATCTCGAGGCCCCCGCCCTGGAGGAGGTGGTGCGGCAGCAACTCCAGGCCGAGAAGAAGTCACCGCTCTGGGAGCTGCTCGGGACATTCGGCGAGGAGGGAGCGCTCCGGGAACTGCAAGCGCTCCTCAGCGGCGAAGAGACCGGGGCTCTCACCGCAGCCATCACGGGTCGACAACCGACCGAAGCCGTTGACCGCGCTGTCGCCGCCCAGCTCCTGCGCGATCTTGGTCCGGTCAAGCTGGCCAGCGGCGAGATCTTCAACCCGTACTCCATGGACCTCCAGGAACTGGTGCGCGAATACCAGCTGCCCAGTGAGCTGAAAGGCCATCAGCTCATGGAATTTGGTATGGGGATGTTCTCCAAATACGATCTCGGATTGACAAAGGAACGGCTCGGTGTACTCAAGAAGGCCATGCAAACTGGGGCCGACACCGGTTACGGCGGCAAGAAGGGCTACCGGCTTTGGCAACCGCTCCTCGATATCGCCGAGCGGCTCGAGCCGGGTAAGGAAATAAGTCAGTCAGTCAATTATAGCGGCCGCCCGCTCGGCTGGGCTTTTGACGTCGTCTACAGCGGCCGGGCCGGTAGCGGATTCGGTAAAGGACTGGCTGAAGTGCTGTATGGGTTAGTATAAAGGAGGCAACTATGCCGATCGTAGGCGAACAGTATTATGGTGAAATGCGGCAGCTGGGCCAGCAGCAGTTTCAGTTCGCGATGGCCCTGAAGAAGTTGATGGAAGAGCGTGAGCGGTTCAGGCAGCAGCAAGAGCTCGCCAAAAAGCACCTTAAAGCCCAGGTCGATTATTGGAATAATCAGATTGAGCTGGAAAAACAGCGAACGGCTTACGAGCAGCAAAAGCTCAACCTACACCAAATGGAGCATCAACAGCGGATGAAGGTGCTCGAAATGCAATATAACAAATTTAAAGCTGAAATAGATCAATTAAAAGACGAGGGAGAAATTAAAAAACGAACCAACGAGTTTATAAATCAGATGTTCAATTATCTCCAAGAGTCACCGGAAGCTATGGAGAAACTGCAGAAAGCCGCACCTGCTATTGTTGCTGGCGCTGCTGGCGCTCCGCCTGCGGTAACAACAAGTTTATTGCCAACTGAATTACTACAAACCGCAACCGGTGAACAGCCCAAGCCGATGACGAAGAGTGAGCTCGACGCCCTCGATACCGCTACAACCGGGCTGGTCAAGGGGACGTTCAATATGAAGTTGCCGGATGGTACGACCGTCAGCACACCGGAAGACGCCGCTAAAGCTTATGACCGACTTAATCGGATGACAATGACAAAAGTGAACGCACTCAATGCCGAGCTTCAGAAATATGGTCTTGATCTCTTACAAGCCCGTACATTAGAAGAGGCTGCTAACGACGCAAAAAAATTAGTAGCCAACCTGGATTCAAAAGGAGTACAGGAAAAAATTAAACAAACAGCTGGGAATTATCAAGAAGCTGTAGAAAGACTAAAGTCAATGGCAGCATCAATTCAAGAAGATTTCAGTAAATATACGAGAGCCCAAAGCGTTTTGACACGAATCAATTCGGGCGTTCGAAAAGTGATGGAAGACGCTTATTATGAAGCAAAAACCAAAGGTATCCCGCAACCGCTCGTATACGCCAGACAAAAAGTCAATCAAAAATACGGTAAGGCACTCAAACGCCTCAGCTTCTTGGCCAGCGATCCGGACGTGCAACCAATACTGGATGCTTTCTACAGTACGGCAGATAAAAAAGCCAAGCGACCCGGAAAAGAAAAACCTATTGTCGATGAACTAATGGGGCTTTTGAGAGCTAAGTTCCCCAACGATTCTAATGAAGATATCAGAGCCCTCATTGTTCTCCTCTATCAAACCCATGGCGGTTTCGGTTCATAACGCGGAGGATCTATGCCCGAGCTCGATATGCTTGATGAGATGTTTCGTTTAGCCGGTGTCGGTGCCGATACCGACAGCCAGCCGGAAGAACTGGTGCCACCTGAGAAGGAAAAGGAAAAACCGAAACCAACAACGGTACCACAAAAACCGGCTAATGACATGCTATCCTATATGCTCGATCGGGCACTATCCGGTAAACCTGAACCGGATCCGGCCCCGCTGCCGGAACAACCACCACCCAATCCCGGCACCCCGCCCGAATTCGCGCGGCTGTTGCAGGATACCGGCGATTTAGAAGACGCCCTCCTCACCGAAGCCAATAACTTCTACACCTACGCCCCCGGCGGCATTACGCCAGCCGAAGCCGAGGCGGGTAAATTCAACGAGTCGGCCCGGAAACTGCTCGGCGTCCTCGAAAAGCGCGGCCTCACGATCGACCCCGAACTCTTCGGCAGCTTTTTGAAACGAGCCCACGCGGTCGAGCAGCGGCTCCAGGCCCTTTTCGGCCCGGCCTGGGATGCCATCGCCGATCCTGAAACCGAAAAACGAATCATGGCGTTGGCCTATCTCGACCTGCTTGTCGATCAGGCCGGTTTTAAGAATCCGGAAGACTACGCCGAGGTGCGGCGAAAGGCGGCGATACGGATAAAGGAGCGGATCCAGGACCGCAGCAAGATCGGCTATCTGAAACGAATCGTCGCCGACAAATTGGACGCTTTCCGGGCCGACGCTGTCCGCTATATCACCGATCCCGACGCCGTCGAGGCCGAAGAAGCGGCCCGAATGGTGACGGAAATAATGACCGGCAAACAGGGAATCGACCCGAAGGCGATTGCCGCTTTCAGCCGGACCGTCACCGCCGAGCAGCAGCTGGTAATGAAACAAGAGAAGTTACGCCGGCTCGGAGTGGAGGTGCCGGACACGGCTTTCGATAAGTCCGGCCAGCTGGATTTCCGCTTACTACCTTTCTTCAAAGACGCCCGAAACCGCTACGAGTTGTTGCGGGCTTATCGTCTCCCACTCAAAAATCCGCGCTATTTCTTCAGACACGAGATTGGCCACGAGCTGAATGAGCGGGTGGCCCGGAGCCCGGATGAGGCGGCTGTTGTTTTCACCGAGATAACCGGCTTCGCGCCCGACCAAGAGACGTTCAAATGGTTTCGTAGCCTCTCCCCTCGTGATCGAGTCCGGGCGTTCCACAGGCTGTTCTCCATGCGCAGAGAGGATATCGATGTCCCCACCGGAAAAGGATTCGGGCCAGCAACACACCTCAGGCCCGATAAAAAGGTGGCGGCCATAATCCGCAACAAACTCGGTCGCGATCCGTATACCGTCTTTAAGTCGTGGACCAGCAAACGGATCGAAAACGAGCTGGCTGCTCTGCCCCAACGCCGGAAGGAGGTCAACCGTCTCCTCGATAATGATTTCGTCGACCGTGACGAATTGTGGTCGGCACTATCAACGAACGTTCTCGAAACCCGGAACGCATACATAGAGAAGTACGTCACCGAAATCGAGAAGAAGTTGCCGGACGCCCTCTCACCGGCTGAGGCCAAGGCCCGATTGCTCAGCGGCCACAATGTCGCCGCCTTGACGATGAAGATAATATCGTGGCCGTGGGAAGTGCTGTCCAAGGGAGTCGGTTACGTCACCTGGGGCGCCTACGATAAACAGACTGGCGACGCCGCCCTCGCCGGCATCGGCAAGCTAATCCTCGGCGCCCAGGCGGCGGTAGCCGAACCAGACCGGGTGGCGAGGGAGACCGGCGTCGCGGCCCCGGCCTTCGCGGCCACGCCCACCGAAGCCGCCCGCAAGACACTATTCGGTTCGGATTACGATCCGGACTGGGCCGACCTCTACGACGAGTTTCACCGTGGTAACCTAAGCTGGTGGGAGCACTGGGCCCTGACGGCCCGACTCGTCTGGGAAATCCTCGAGGACATGCCCAGCGACATCGCCCAGGCAGCAATAAACGACCCGCTCACCTTCGCCATCGGCGGCGGTATCTTGAAGGGAGCGGCTGGAATCCTCAAGATGAAAAACGCCCCGCTGGCGGCAAAGGGTGTGGCCATGGCCACCCAGATGTTTTTCGAGCCGTGGCGGGTCGCCTCAATATTCAAGCGGGCTCTTCGCGGCGTTCGCTCCGACGTCACCATAGCCTACGGCGTTTCGGCCCGAAAGTTCCGCCGAATCCTCAACCGGATGCCGGAAAAGGTGCGGAAGGCGGAGCTGAAGAAATTCGAGGCATACAAGAAGATGCTGGCCGAGACGGGCCTCGCACCGCAGCAGAAACTCGAAACCCTCTCCAACATGCTACACGAGGCTTACCAGCGCCTCGAGCGCGGGGAAAAGGTCGGACTACCTGAGGCTCACGACCTCATGCGGCAGGGGTTGGAGACGCTCGGCGCCGAAACGGCCCGCATGGCCCTCCTGCCCGAGAAGTTGCGGTCAAAGGTGCCGGCGGTCATCAGCGACCCGATCCGACGCCGTCTGATGCTCGAACACGAATTAGAGCAGTGGGTGAAAGGCGAGGAGCTCGGCCAGCTCCCCGATAGCGTCGCCCGTGCCGTCCTCACCGCCAAAGACGCCTGGCTCAACATGGCGCCGGGTCGGTTCGTCGAGTGGTTCAGACAGATCCGGCCCCGGCTCCTCGATCCGCTACTGGAGCAGTTCGAGAAAAAGCAGGGATTCAGAGCCGCCGCCGAACGGATCCGTACTTGGGCTGATATGTTGGAAAAGCGAGCCACTCACCTGCGTGACAACATCCACTGGTTCGATCGCGGCGAGGCGGCGTTTGAGGCTTATAAGCAGCACCGGCTCCAGATCGAAGACCACATCAACATGGCCCGCACCTTCGAGAGCCGGTTCAAAGCCGAGGCCGAAGCCGCCGAATTGGCAATCCGCTCCAAGCGAACCGAAGTAGAAGTGAAGCGGCAACAGCTCCAACAACTGGAAACCGAGCTGGCACGGCACGAAGCCCGGTTTGCCGAACACCGCCGCCAGATGCAGTCCAGCCAACGAGAAATAAAGCGGGCTATAAATCAAGCGGAATGGAAAAAGGCCGACATCAAGGGCAAACTGGAGTGGATCAAGGAGGAGCTGAAACGACAACAAGCCAAACTCAAAGCCGCCAAGGCCAAAAAGTCGAAGTGGGCGGTAAAATATGAGGACAAGATTCGTGAACTCCGGCAACAACAAGCGAGATTGAAAGAGGAGTTAGCGGCACGCACCAATCAAACACAGCTACTTAGAGAACAAGAACGTGGAATTCGAGAAAGTGTCGAGAAGGCGCCACAAAAACTCCAGAAACTACGCCAGCGCCGAAAACAGCTCCTCGAAGAACTGGAACAGCTCCGACGCGAGGCCGACGAAATCTACAAATCACAACGATTTAAAATACGATTACGAAATGAGTTGCTCATCGATATTGGCCAACTGGAACAACAACGAAAACTAAAGCTGGAGGAGCCATTACCGGGGAATTTACAACGTCCCGAAACCGGATATAAGAGCGCCCTCAGTACGGCGAGCCGCCGCTACCTCTACGCCGAGGCGGCCCGGGACTGGATCACCAGCCGGGGCACGGCCCGTTGGATCCCGGAAGCGTGGCACGAGCACATGCGGGATATCCTCAACCAGGTCGTCGACACCCGCAAGAAGACGAGCAAGCTCTATAAGGCGGCGAAGCGGATTATGGAGGGGAAATTTGACCCTAAGGATGTCGACACCATCGTCACCCACCTCACTACCGAGCTGCCGAAACGGGCTCGAATCGATATCCCACCGATGGAAGAGCTGTACTTGGAGGTGATGACCCAGCTCCGGGAACAGCTCCAGATTCTCCACAACCTCGCCCGCGATCAGCAAGCCGGCTACTTGTTTGCCGATTATCTGACACTCGACATGGACCGCGCCCCGCGCTGGCTCCTCATGGGTGTCCAGAATCAGGCCAGCCACTTCTTAGCCGAGCCCCATAAACGCCGACTCGACAAGATGCTCGTTCGGTTGGCCGAACTGGCGCCTGAAGACCGGGCCCTGGTCGGTGAGTATCTGCGAACGGGTGAGGTACCAGACAACCCGCGCGGCGCCGTCGAACGGATCGTCGCCGACCTGGAACGAGAACGGCACGCCTTCATAGACGCCGTCGAAGAAGCCGGTCTGATCGAGCCGCGCTGGGCCGAAGAGTTGCGGCAAGCGGCGTGGCAGGAAATTTATAACTTGTCGGAGGAAGTACGGAAACTAATGCCGGAACGGCCTGGCAAGGTCAAATACGCACCGCCACTCCTCAACTGGCCCGAATTCGGGCGCCTCAAACCACAGCGCCGCGTCGGAGAAGTGCGCGTTCTGTGGCGGGATCCGAAAACGGGAACGGTAAAAGAGAAGCGGTTCGAGGTGCCCGGAAAGGGAGAAGAAAAGTTACGACCGAAGAATATCAACCAGGCCATGCGCGAGGCCAAGGCGTGGCTCAAAGAACAACTTGAGCTCCGCAACTTCAGGCCCGAAGACGTCTTGTTCGAGGGGCCAATTAAGCCGCGGGACTATAAAAGTCTGGCATTGAAGGGAGCGATTGGCACCGATCCCGAACTGCGAATCGAAGCCCTCAAGGCCATGTGGTCCGACCTCATCCGCAACCGAATTTACTACAACTGGGGTCTCACCAGCGGCTGGATCAAAATGCCGGGCCCGGGCGGAGAAAAGGCCGGGCCGCCCGGGGTACCGATCGACCGCGCCGGCGAATGGAAACTGATCGACAAAAAACAGGCATTCGGCCCGCTCGCCGGCAAATGGGTACACAAGCAGCTATTACGCGAGCTGAACGCCTGGGACGAAGGTTGGCGCGTGCTCGAAGCCGTACTGGAAGGCTTTCGTGAAGACTTTCTCGAAACCCCCACTACCTCGGTAATAACCCGGCTCTTCAGGCGCCCACTTGGCACCCTCCGCAAATTCTTGTATCGAATCCTGATTCTCCGTAACCCGGCCACATGGTCGACTAACTGTCTGACCAACATCAGCTATGGTACGGCCATGCACGGCGGCCCCCTCGAAAAGACGTGGCGCCGCGCCTATCACGATTTCGATAAAGTGATTGAGGCGTGGGAAGATGGCCGCCTGAAAGAAGCCGTCGCAAAAGGAGAAATCAGTCCGGAATATGTCGAAGCACTAAACCGCGGTATGTTCACCGGCCAGCTCAGCCCGACCGTGGCCTCCCCTACCGCTGAAATGTTCGGCACAACTGAGGCTCGACATTGGCGAGATATACGAAAAGCATTAAAGGATAAGTACCTACGAAAACACCGCGAGATAGAACGACAACTGGAGTACTTGGAGAGATGGGAATCCGACCTCGTTCAAGCCATCGACGAGGGGCGAAGGCTCGGACACAAAACCACTCAGCTACAGCGCCGGCTGGCAGAGGTACAGGCGGCCAAAAAGAAGCTCGAGAAGAAAATCGTCAAAGCCTACATCCCCACCCGTCGCTCAGCGGTGTGGGACGCCATCAAAGGGATTACTGGTATTTCCGAAGACAGCGTGGTCGGAGACTATCTCAACCGCTGGTACTCTCTTATGGACGCTCGCGCCAAGTTTGCTACAATTGTTACCCTCGCCAAAAAACTGGGGTGGGAAGAGGCTTTACAATGGAGCATGAGCCTACATCAGCAATACGGATTTGTGCCACCGTCCGTTCGCCGTCTGCGTAATATTCCCCTTCTCGGCGCCTTCGTTCCCAGTTTCGCTTACGAGGCGCCCCGTATCCTCAAAAACGTCTTTAGACGGGCACCGTGGATGGCCGTTCGTCTCTTCGGGGTGCCGTTCACTTTCAATATGGCAACGATGTTGACATCCGGTATTACCCTCGAAGACATGGCTACCATCATGGGATCCGATAGCCCGCTTGAAACTTTCTTCAAACTGGCCACCGGCATAGTAATCCCGCTGGGGGGTGGCAAATTTATGTACCTCAATGTGGGAAAATACCAATTGGTCGACGTCTTCACAAATGCCGCCGGCCTCGGGCGACCAATCATCGAGCAAATAAAGAAAACAGGTAGCTTGGGATATGCCACCAGTCTTGTCCTCTCTCCCTTTTCTCAATTTATAGGCGCCCAGCCCGAGCTCGATTGGGTTATCCGCCTCAAAACCGGTATAGATCCCTGGCAGGGCGAAGAGTTGGTATGGCGCGGTGGCGGTTTAGGAAAGATTGGAAAAGACTGGCTCACCTCTTTTCTGCCACTTATGACACCCCGAGCGGTTTCGCGAGCTTGGGAAGAATTCGTCACCCCCGAGCCGCCCTCACCCGTTACCGAACACGAACGCTATTGGTGGGAGCGGGTTCTGTCCATCACCGCCGGCATCAGCCTCAAACACATCACCCCTAAAACCTATGCGGCGCGGGTAGCATTACAATTTCTCAGCCCCGAAGAGGTAAAGAGTTTAGTAGCCGAAGCTGAATCACCACAGATTGATATTCTAAAACGACAAGGCTGGCTGGCCCACGCCGCCCTGCTCCGGGGCGATGTGCGTTCGTTTAAGAAAATCGTCAAGGAAGCAAGTGAAGAGCTGGCCAAGAAAGATAAGCGCCAGGTCTATATCAACGGTGTATGGATTGATATATCGAGATCACCTGAAGAATGGGCCAAGAAACTAATTAACTATGCCACCCGTAACTCCTTTGCCACCATTGATCGCGTGCCGATTAAATATTTGCCGGACCTCTGTATTCGATTATCGGCAAGCGGCGTGGCGGACAAAGAGCACGTGGAATACGCTTGGGAGCGGCTCCTCAACCCCGAACGACTCAAACGCCAGCTCGATCCAACCAAAGTATTACCGGCCCTACAACGAGCCATTCGCTATTATAAGACGACCACCAACCAAGCCGTCAAAGCCCGGTTGGCGGTCGCTGTTCAAAACCTTTACGTCCAACTGGTACGGGCACTGATCAACGAAAAGCGCCGCAGCAAGGCCCAGGCCATCATCAAATTTCTCACCAGCCCCAGGGGTAAACAACTACGGGCTTTGGTGGACGTCATCCGATAGGCTGTTCTCCTCTCTCACCCCGGGGTTTCTATATTCGCCCGTCGGGTTTCGGCCCGGCGGGCATTTTTATTCGAGCGTCGCCCCCTGTCGCGTTATCACCCGGACGTCACCGCCTTCGATAATGGCGATGGCGTGACACCAGTCTGATAGTGGACTATTATAACCTTGCAAGATCTTACATAGACAGCCGATTTCGGCGTTCACAATCTGCCGGCCGCTGGGCTGCCGCCGGACATAGACGGTGACACGGTGACTGTGACCAGACACCGTACTGCAACCAAACTTAATGTAGCGCTGGACACAGCTCTGGGAATATTTCTGGCCATGCATACAAATCACGCCCTGCTCCTCCCAGATACCGGTCGGATACGGAATAATTTTCCACGACTTCGGCAACCGGAGAAACTCCTTGAGCTGGAGGTCGGGCAGCTCGGCCAGGGCCGGGGCCCGCTTGACGAGATAGGACTGGAGCCGCTGCTCGTGGTTGCCCAGGACGTAGACGACATCCCGCGGCAGCCGCCGGACCAGCCGTTGATAAAAAGCCCTATACTTACGGATTTCTGTAGGGAAATTTGTCACAACCCGGCTCGGCATCGGGAACCGGCTCACGGCGTCCAGATTGATCACGTCACCGAGGAGTATGACACGGCGCGGTTGCAGCATGTCGACATACCGTAGCGCCCACCGCAACGCCGCCGGATCGTGTTTGGGGTAGTGGATATCGGGCAGTACTATCGTCCTCATAACTCACCTTCTATAACCATTTCCAAGCTTTTCTTCTGAGAACACCATATGCTGCGTGATATGAACATCCAATTTGTCTTGCTATTTCACAAATTTTCAGCCCACGCTGTTTAAGATTTCTAATTGTTAATACTTGTTTTTCTGACAATGTACTATTTGGATGTCGCTCACCTCGTAAACTGCGTCCTTTTTTAACCATATCTTTCATATTATCCGCCTGAGTTCCGAGAAAAAGATGCCCCGGTCTACAATAACGACGATTATCACATTTATGAAGTACTAACATTCCTTTAGGAATGGGACCAAACGCTAATTCATAAGCAAGTCGATGTGCTCTAAAACATCGACCACCATATTCAGGCTTATTAAAAAGCGCTTTCCCATAACCCCACACAAACGGTCCTGGCCACTCCCAACACACTTCTGGATCTAAAGATGGAATTTTTAATCGCGCCCAAAAGTCCCAAGGCCTATCATAAATCAATGGCTTTTTTCTTTTCATAATTACCTCCTATCCAAATATCGAATCAATCAATCCATACCTTTTTGCTTCTGCTGGTTCTAAATAAAGCATTGATTTTCCTTTCAATTTTTTTCTCCACCAGGCCCGCTGTCTACCTGTTAATTCAGCAAGTAAATCATAAAAATATTTTCGTTCTTTTTCTAAAGCAAGTCGTTCTACTGCTTGTGCCGCTGGATCTTCTGTTACATCTGTTAAAAAAGGTTCATGTGCCGCTATAATCGAATACCGATGTGCGAACCGTAATCCTTTTGACCCCATTGCAAGCAAGATAACGTATCCGCTCTCTACGTCGCCGATGGCCCGGGTCTCGAGCCGGTCGTCCGCCCGATAGTGCCGCAGCATCCCGTGCAGCGCCCGATACACCGGTGCGTCGGTCCCGGGCCCGCTCAGCCACAAGACCAGATGCACGCCCTCCGGGTTGACAGCGGCATCGAGCACGTCACGGGTCAGCCGCGGCATCGAGAGCTCACCGAATAAAAAGATGTGTCTAATCTGCATATTGCTCCCTCCATCTCCTGAGCTGATAAAGTGCCTCGTTGATCCGTCGCTCCATCCGTTCTAACTGAATCCGGATCTCATCTATTTCGGCACGCAACATCCACAGCTCGTCACGAGCCGCTTCGAGAAAGTCCGTTCTCGTTTTCCTTTCGCTCATAAATCGCCTCCTCTCCTTCAAGAACACAAAGAACGTCCTGCAGTTCGTCTATGGGCTCCGAAAACACATGAGCCACATTAAACTCCCAGCTAAAAAGCTCATCCTGAATTTGCTCCAAAGTCGACAACCATTTTTGTACCTTTTTAATCCGCTCTCTAATCATCTCGAGCCTTGTCATCCCGCTCCTCCTTTTCTACCGTCGCGGGCCGGTCATCGTATGGCCCATAGCGGAGCACACACCGCTCGTACGTCAACAGAAACAAGAGATTGGTGATGGCGTGTGCCAGATGGTGGAACCCACTCTCCGGATCCAGCCCCTCCCCCTCCCACCAGGTGAAGAGGTGCCGGAGCGCCGCCGCATACAACCGGCTGTAGTGGATGCCGCGCCGCCAAGCATGGGGCTTGTACTTCTTGGCCCCGAATCCAAGCACGTGGGCCACCTCAATGAGGGTCTCGGCTGGTAACAACGCCATCGGCGGCTTATACCTATCATACTTCAACGACTCCGGCTCCATTTTTGTCGCCACCTGCTCGAGGTATTCACGCTTCTGCTTGCCCATTTTGTCCCTCCTCTTTATTCACCAGTTCCTCCAAGTACTCGATCGCCTGCCGATTTCGGCACCGCTTCAGCAACCGCGCGGCCTTCTTGACCCGCCACCGATCGGGCAGTTTGATTTTGCGATACTGAGATTTAGGCCATGGCCAGATCACGAGGCTCATACTAACCTCCTTTCGAAACCACACTCCTTATTCATACACACAAGCCACCTACTGTTTTCTAACCCGTGAATAATCCGAAGCGAATCACCACATTTAGGACAAGTCGGCGACTCAAACGCCAATCGCCAGCGCCAATCGTATTCGACCTCGGGAATGAACCGGGGCCGGGGCGCGTCACCTTTACCCGGTGTCATCGCACTCGGTTCGTGTCGCATCTTCATTTCAACACCTCCCCAAGCCATCTTAACAGCTGCTTCGAAAACACCTCATCACGTACGGCGTACACGTGAATGATGCTGGCTTCGGGATAGTATGTCCCGATACCGTATTCTGTACCGTCCTCCAGACACCAACGCGGCACCAATGCTGCGCCGGGTTGAAGATAGTGAACCGCCGCCCCTTCTTTCTCTACAAATTTGGTATGGCGCCCGAGCAAATCCCAATCCGGCCCCTTTACCGCCGGTTGGCGCCGGATCCGGTCTTTCGCCCGCCACCACGCGCTCCGGAAAAGAGCAAATCCGGGAGCGACATAATCAGGAGTGCCAGGAAGATGATTAGCATTTTGACGAATTCCAATAAGGGGCGCATCTTTATACAGCTCCTCATTCACTACGGCCCGAAGCCAATTGACAAACTTATCCATTTTTACCGGTACGACATCGACGTCACACAACAAGAGGGCGTCGATATCAGGCCGAGCCAGCCGCGTATTCACCGCCGACCATACCGCCTTATCGTGATTGTCGGTGTATTCAGGAACGATGTCGAACTCGCACTGGTAAAGAGCCCGGACCATTAAATCATTGAAAACGGCCTCTTCACTGGCACCGATCCGAGCTCCGATCGTTGTAACCGCTATTCTTTTCTTTTTCATACCCGCCCTCCATATCTCCGCCAAAAACTCTTTTCAACATAATTACGAATTGCTCGTAAATGACACCAACAGTCATATAAGAAGAACATCGCAAACGGCGCAAAAATTGCAAACAACACATCGTCAATCAGCATGACTCGCCTCCTCTCCGTTTTGTCTCCCTCGTTGATACGCTAAATCCAGCTCGATCCGCCGCAACCGCCGCCGTACATCTTCAACTTTACCGGCCAGGTCGTCCATCTGAACAAATACCCGATCCAATCGAGCACGAACATAGCCGACAGCAACGGCAGCGGCCACGATCACTTCAAGCAACCTGATCCAATCCATTACATTGCCTCCAACAATTGGCGCCGCTGCTCTCGATACCATTTCATATACAGCCGCTGTGAATAAGGCTGAAGAGGATAACCGTGATCGAGTAACCACCGTCGATATCGTGGATTGAATCGTCTATCGACCAGCTCCTCACGTTTAAGCTGTTTACGTATCCGGTCATATCGCCGCAACACCGCCAGCTCGTCTTCGGTGAGCTCGGTACGGGCGACGCCAGCACGCAATTTACTGAGTACGAGCCGATACACAATCCGTTCTCGGGGTGTGAGCCGCGCCACCACTCTACCGCGCAAGTGTTGTTGTTTCTTCATACTGTCCTCCTCAAAAAAGAGCCGGGCCGCCAGGCAGCCCACCCCGGCCCGGTGCCCTAATTACTCTTCAGGTACGTACTTACGTGCCCGAATCCCCTTCGTTGGCCGACCACCAAACGAGGTGTCCACCGCAAACAGCTCCACCTGCTGGCCGACCCATTCATCGGTTTCAGAGGTGCCGAAATCGGCAACCAACCGATCGAGAATCGACTTGCGAAGAATCAGCCTCTTGGGTGACTCATCAAAGGTGAGCACCCACTTCTCCGCCTCTTCGCCCCGCTGATTACGAACCACAACCTGCTCGCAGCCGGTGATGGTCAGGACTTTAGGCCCGTGTTCAACATCAGCCGCAGTGAAGTAACTACCACCAGCATAGAGACTCAGGTCTACCATACTCACCTCCTGTTACAAATCTGGTTAAACGGACAAGTTTTACAAGCGAACGAGGCGGCAGGCTGCCTGGGAAAAAAGCCGCTCGCTCGTGCCTTCTTCACCGCCTTAATCGTATCGGCCACCCAATTAAGTGTGGCCTGCTGTGTATGGTGATCGATTTCAGCCACAACCAACTCGGCCTGCTCTTTACGCCGTAACATCTGCACGAAACCGGCTGGTCGCTTATAGTGTACTCTATACAAATTAAGCTGTGGGTCAAAATCGATTTCAAGTTTCGATCGGCGCCGGGCCAACAACTTATAGTCAATTATCAGGTCATCCAAGACCAAATCAGCATAACCAAGCATCGGCTCCGATTCGAGAACATAAACCATCTTATCTTCGATTGCCTCTATCTTAGTAAATTTATCTTCTACCTTTTTGGTATAGATTTGTAAGGGTGGTTTACCATCCTTAACAGTATAATCCACCGCCCGTTCTTCAGGAAGCTCTTCACCTTCGTGCTCTGTATCCTGATAACGGGTACGGATATACTCACGAGCCACCTCAAGAATTGTTTTGATAGAACTTTTTTTACCTTCTATCAACCGCAATTTGTTGTGCTCCTCTAACCCTTTATGTAAAGCCGCCCCTGATAAAGGGTTATAACGCAACGGCTCCAGCCGGTGCTCGATATAGCGGTAGTAGTATTGCTTCGGACACCGGCTGAAAGTGTGCAACCGAGACAGCGAAAAATACGGGTCTGCCGTCTTCAGCTCTTGTTTTAGAAACTCTTTCTTGATGTCTACCATTAGTCGTCCCTCCATTTGTGTTGAAGTTGTTTAACGATCGCCGTCACACGTTGCCGTTGTATCCCTAATTTATTAGCTATTTCTTCGTGTGTGTAGTCACAAGCCAACAACTGCGCCACTTCTTTTTCACGTTCGGTTAAGCCAACAAAGCGACTCTCTATCGTTTCTTCTATTTCTCGTTTAATATCGGCTTCGGTTGGCGTACTTTCTTTAGCTTCAGCTAACTGCCCAGCTAATTCTGAATTATAAATTATAACAGGACCGCATTTAAAAGTATGCTCGTACCAATTATAAGCATCACATTGAAGTGCTCGATAAAGAAAATGTTCAGGTGCTTTCCGAAGCACTTCGTTTTCTAAAACCTTAAGCCACAACTCCTGTTTAAGATCTTCTCGTAAATGACTATCCAATCCAGAAAATCCACTCACAACTTTACTAATTACAGCATCAATTTGTTTGTCGGTCAACATGACAACCTCCTTTTAATAGTTCTGCCATCAACTACAAATCGTTTATGGTCCTTTGCTGCATCCAGTAACGCCTTATAAATGTCTTGTTGTTGCTTGATGAGGTGATAACGCAACGGATCGAGTTTGCTTAGCTGTGCCACCACCTCTTCTATCGGCAACTGCTTCACTTCTTTCCCGGCATCTTCAAATACCAGCTCCAGCGCCTCACTTGCAATCGTAGCCGACTGCGCCGACGGGATAATCAACAGCGCACCAGCCGCCTGCGACACAAGCTTGGCAAAAACCGGAAACCGCCAAAATGAGAAGTCTTTTATTTTAAACTGCCCCTGTCCCCAATGCTGGTGAATATGTGCCAGCACCGTTTCGGCCACCTCTTTGCTCCGACCCCGCCATCGGTATTCGAAATCGGAATAGGCGTTAGGTCGGGGCTTGAAATTGATGAGATATGCCCGGCTCCGGAGTTCGTCCGTCAGCACCGGGTTATTGACCGTCAAGAGATAGGTGAGGGCGTTTTGCCTGGCCGCCGTCCCGCCGTGGTGCAATCTGTAAGTCTGCAAAGTAGCAGCAGTTACGAGATCAGCCAGCGCCTCGGAAAAAAGTGGAATGAGGTTATTGTCGACGTTATCCATGAGGACGGTGTGACCGGGAGTGTTAACGAGCCGATTATAGAGCCGGTCGTCGAAGGTGAGTTTGGATCCACTCAAGCTAATCACCTGATCGAAGAAGAACGCCGCCAGGAGCTCGGCAGCGGTCGTTTTGCCAGCTCCGTTTGCCTTTGCAGCGAAGACTATGAGCGGCGCCCGGACATCCGGGAAAGCGGCCCGCAGCGGCCACCAGTAGAGAAGCTGCTTCATCGCCCGCTTATCCCGTGGGCCGTCGAGCATCAGCTCATCTATAAATTCGTCTAATACTCCACCATGTTGCTGGGCTTTCAGCTCGGGCCCGGTGTAATAATAGTAATTTCCAGGCGCCCCTAAAACGGGAATCAGCCGCCGCCCCGGCCCCCCGATCTGCTTGAAATCGGGGTGAAAAATGACGAGCGAGCCGGCGTCAAGAATACGGCGGCGGGGCGGGCGTTCCCACATCCGGACCATTACCTTTTCGACAAAGGAAGGGCCCCATTCCCGAGGCCGAATACCTGGAATTCGAGACCTGAACGTCGTGATGAACAAGCGAATGGTGAGAGGAGATAACGTACATGGAAAAAAGAAAGGGGTGGTATCGGGACCGTTTTCAGCCTGATCGCCGAGCCACACATACCCGCCCCGCCGCTCGTAATATGCCCAGTTGGGGTCACCGTCCAAGTATGCGACCGCCTGCGCTACCGGATCCACCGGGTTCGAACCGGTAGCCTTGTGGCGCTGGATGAAGTCCCGAAACGACACGCCGCATGCGTCGCACACGGGGTGGTGTTTCGTAAACTCCCCCCTCTCGCATACCGGACATTTGAATTTTCGTTCGCTCATTGTGTCCTCCTCTATTATTATATCCGAGCTCAGCCCGGAAAATGCAACACCTATTTTTCTTTCTGAGCGAAATTTAATCCAAGCCGCTCCATTTCCACCACCCGCTCCATGGGGGTATTCTCGTCGTACACATCCGGTAACAATCCGCACGCCGTATGAAAAAGGGTGCGTTTTATCTGCTTCACTTTAATGCAAAAATCGTTTTTCGGCACCGCTACGAGATAGGAATCATGAATGTAGGCCAGCACCTCGTGATCTTGTTCGAACAGCCACGTCAGCGCCCGCTTGGTGAGCCGGGCGGCCAACCCCTGAAACGGGGCGTTTTTGCTGATGGTGTAGTCCACGGGGAACCGGGACAGCCAACATTCGTCCTTCGACCCTATAATCACCCGCCGCTGTGCCGCCCAGCGCAGCAGCCGCGTTGTAGGCCGCCGCTTCACCAGGTCATCGAGCACCTCCGCCGGCACCCCCGACTGTGCGCGGATTGCCGACTCCACCCGCGCCCACGCCTGGGCGACGAGCTGGGGGTGGACAGGTTTACGGAAACGGAGACGTGTGAAAATCTGGAGGACGTCGATATTGTGGGTGAGCTGCGGCACCACCTCGTCTTGGAGATATTGCCGCATTTCCGGAAACGCCTGGAGCCACGCCTCCCGCAACCGCTTGGCGTCGTTTAGACTGATCACCAGGCCGTGATTGAGGCAGTGCTTGACGAAGGTACGCGGCCCCATCCCTGCCGGGAAACCGAAATTGGCACATTTCATAAGGAATCGTTCCTCTTTCGTAATCTGCTCACCCGGCACCCCGTAGAAAATGGAGCCGACGTAACGGTGTACGTCCTGCCCGGCCCGAATCATCTCCCGAAGTTTGCCGGGTACGAGCTGGGCGAGGCAGGCCAGCTCCAGCTGCTTGTAATCGAACTCCACCAGCTCGGTACCCGGCGGGGCGACGAAGCAGGAGCGGATCCACACCTTGTCCCCGTGCTTAGGGATGTTCTGGAGATTGGGGCGGGACGAGGCGGTCCGGCCCGTGTGGAGGAGCGGCCAATACTCGGGGTGTACCCGCCCGGTTTCGGGGTCCCGATACTCCCGCCACCGCTGAACGTGGGAGCGGAGCAGCTTCTCGGCCCCCTTGTATTGGAGGTACGCCTCGATCTCGGGCACCTTGCCGGCCACCTGCTGGAGCCATTGAAGGGTATCCTTACCGATAGCGATCCGGCCCGTGGCGGTCCGCTCCAGCTGCAGGCCGTGCGCCTCTGCGAACCGCTCCAGGTCGGCCCGGAGCCGCTTCTCATCGATACGGGCCTTGTAGCGGCCCCCTCGCGGCCCCTGACGCGCCGGAAGGAACCAGCCCACCTTCTGTAGCCTCTTTGCCGCCGAGGCCATCTCGCGCTTCAGACGGGCTTCTATGCGGTCCAGCTCATCCAAGTCTACCGGCAGCCCGTTGAGGGAGAGGTACTGGAGGGCGACAGCGGCCCGGGTGTGCTCGTGTAATGTTTTTGATTTGAAGAGGGTGCCGAGATCGCGGCGGTTGATTTCCTGGAGCCGTGTATAGGCACTGATCAGCAACTCGACATCCCGGCGGAGGTACGCCACCTGCTCGGGAGTGAGTGGCCGGTCTCGGCGATAGCTAAGCTGGATCCGTCGCGCCTCATCGGCCCCGAACTTCGACGCCCCGGCCACCGCCTCGAGGCTGCGGAGGATCGGCTCCCCCTGACAGTCAGTGCTGGCGAGGCGGAGGAGGCCGTCATAGAGCATCGTACAGACGTAGAACCGCTGAGCAAACCCGGAATAGAGGGTGCTCCGCGCTGTGAATCCGAAGTGGTTATTGAGGACAACGAGGTCAAAGGCCAGATTGTGGCCGACGATGATGGTACCGTTCGGATTCAGGAAAAGCTTTCTGAACTCCTCAAATTGCGGATCGTTGACGTGCGCCACCTGGATAGGCTGGAGCTTGGTGTCCTTCAGCGCCCAACCGACCGCCACCAATCGCGGGATATGTCCCGGGCGGATCGGTTCGGTTTCGGTGTCTAAGAAGAGTGTGGCCATGATTGCCTCCTCAAACTAAAAAGGTTTCTACTCCAGGGCGGTTCAATTCAACAGATGTTCCGGTCGAGCCGGGCCGGTATATACCGGTACCGTACCGGTATAACTCGACCGGAACATCTGTTGATATGATACCGTCCTGGGACCGGTCCCTATCCCGGTGCCGGATACCGGTGTAGAGACCGGTATTAGAGATCTGCTTCGTACATGGCATTTTTACTATTACCGTGTACATTTTACCTGGTCCTGGTCCTGATTCTGGTTCTGGCCCTGATCACGGTCTTTTAACCGGTATTCGAGTCCGCGCACGATCCATTTTCGTACCCTCTCGTAATAGTAATAGTTTTTGCCGAACAAGGATTTAGCGGGAGCGAGATACCGTTCCGTAGTGGCATCGATATCGTTATTAAGAACCCGATCGGTAATGTGATCGAGCAAGGGTTCGAAGTACTTGAACTGCATCGTGGAATGGCGCTGTGCATAATGGAAGAGGGCGAGGGTGGCCACCTGCATTTCGACGGGTGTGGCCGCGGTGGCCTGGCGGGCCACGAACCCCACCAGTTCGGTTGCCAGGAAGTTGGTGGGCATGCTGTCGAGGAGCCGGGAGAGCCGCTTAATGGCCGCTTGTGTGATCTTGTCGGGTCGGTTACCGAACGATTCGGCCTCTTTTTGGACACAGCTGAACCAGGAAGCGGCGAGGTTTGCGCTATTGAGATCGAAAAGGACGGCGTTGGCCTTCTCGCCAAGCACTCCCACCAGCACCTCCTCCAGTAAGCAGGTGTCCACCTTGCCGTGGAGCCGGGTGAAGAGCCGGGCGGCCCAGGCCAGGCTCCGGGGCGAGATCGTGGGGGCGACATTCCAGCGGTTGAGGGTAGCGGCGACGGCGGAAGGGTTACTGAACTCGTCCTTACCTGCTGTGTCCCGGAAAGCGGGGCTGAGCTGCCACGCTCGGAGCCGGAGACCGACGCCGGCGGCGCTTTCGGGGTCGGTTTCGGAGAGCCACTGAAACCAGCCGTCCCAATCGGGGGTGATGATGAGGTGGACGAAGCGGTTGACGAGGGCGCTGTCGAAATCGGTGACGTGGTAGACGCCGTTCGGGGGGTTGGCCGCGGCGACGATCCAGGTGTCGGGCGGGAGCGGGTGGCCGTGCAGGCGCCGCTCGGTGAGGAGCGGGAGGATCGCCGAGAGGGTGTAGCGCGGGGCCCGGTTGATCTCGTCGAGGAAGATGATGACCCGCTCCCCCTCCTTCGGCCACCAGTCGGGGAGGGCCCAGGTGGTGCGGTCCCCGTCCCGGGTCGGGAGGCCGATCAAGTCGCCGGGCTCCTGGGTGGCGAGATAGAGTGGGCGCAGTTCCCGCCCCACCTCGTCGGCCAGGGTGTGGACCAGGGCGGTTTTGCCGATGCCGCGCTCGCCCCAGAGGAGGGGGACGAGGCCGGCCTCGCATACCTCGTGGACAATCTGTTTTGCGTCGTTCAATTTCATCGTGCTACCTCCTATCTTTTATAGTTTAACGGGTTTATGAGGTAAGTACAGTTCGTATTTCATATTACGGATATCGAAAACGAGAACGGGGCCGAGTTTGGTCGCTTTTTGGTGAAGAGCCTTGTCATAAAGTCGATTAGCAAGCGTGCAGTTATAAGAGCCTCGGGTTAGTATAACCCAAAGTATTTGTCGGTAATGTGGAAAAAGACGTTTAACCGTAGACGGTTTAGGATACCAACTACATTCACCATCGGTAATATATACAATAAATTCGGCATTTCGGGCCTGTTGGAATGTCGGTTTGGGTTTATTAAAACCTTCGAAAACTTTTGTATAGCTGGTGCCACCGCTACCGTATGGCGGGCAAAAAGTTTTGATATGTTCTTTTTGTGTGATCGGAGTAACGGTTCGTAGATATTCACCACCGTGGGCGGCGAGGAGTTTCCAGCCACGGTCAAACCAAAGTTTTAGAATTTGTTTGGCAACGTTTATATCTGCTGACTCCATGCTGCCTGATGAATCGACGATTACGAGCAATGACGGATGACTGCGATAGTGGAGGGAAACGGGAAGGTCGGGCCGGCGCCGGTCCGGAATTAATCGGACAACGGGCGCTTCACGTTCACCGTATTCGAGGTGGCGATTGATGGCGGCGAAAAGAGGCTGGAGTTGGGAAAGGTACAGGTGTGAATCTGATACGTTGCGGTTAAGATAAGAATCAAAAAGTTTGAGCAATAATGGCGGCATCATCGGGCTGAGTGGGGTGAAGGTTTCGAGACTAAACTTGATTTCTGAATGGCCACAACCCTTTCCGTGAGTTGAAGTTACGTTTTTGTTGCCGAATAAATCTTCTTCGGTATTAGTATTTGATCCGTGACCGACTGCTTGCCAATGTTCGTTACCGATTTTGATGTCTTGTTTGGATTGTATCGTTTTTATAGCTCGCTCGAAAGGTGGATCAGAGGGTGGCTTTTTCTTAATTTTTTCACAAAGTAAATGATAAAGCTCATAAGCAGTGGTGTATTCGTATTCATAACTTTTAAGGTCAAGGCTGTTCAGGATATCATAAGTGACGAGACCGAGACGTTCGGGTGTCGTTAAAATGCGAGGAAATCCAGGGGCTGTATAGAGAGTCGTTAAAAAGTCGTTGACAATGATGTCAACAGCAATGTTCCACAACAAATCTTGTTGACGAAGAGATAAGTCGGTTCGAAGCTTGGGCCGATGTGTGTTGTGCCGCCAATAAATGTGTAGCGCCTCGTGAGCAAGGAAGGTGAGGCGGCCTGGAGTGGAGAACTCAAAATATTTAGGTGTTATGATTAAATTGTACATATACCCGTTTTTGGTTTTTTTGTAAAGGACTGAAGCCGCCCACATTTTTTTCTCTTTTTCATCTTCCGGCTCAAAAAATGCTACAGGTAGATAACCCAGTACCGGAAAGTAATTGATTAAGTGCCTTATATCTTCTTGAACCGTTTTTTGTTGAGCTCTTGTGGGTTTCCATTTTTTCAGCTGCATTTTAGTCTCTCCTTATTCGTTTATAAAACTCTGTTACCTTATCATACCACGTTTTATCTTTGCTGTCAAGTGTCTGGCCGATTACCCAGCCTTTATCAGTTGAGTTGACGAAGACGACGAACCCCTTCCCACCATCTTTTTTCGGCCAGGTGAGGAGGACGAAACGGGCGTCGTCGGGGAGGGCGAAGCAGAGGTGCCGCTCTTTTTTGAATGTGACGTTCCAGTGATACAGCCACGATCCACGAAAACGGAACCCGCCGCGCCCTTTCATATCGAGGCTGGTCACGACCCGGCCCCAGGCCCGCCAGTTGGGAGTCACGCCGACAGGGAGGCAAATGTGAACCTCCGTTCGGCAGCGGCGCCGGTTGGGGACGAGCAGGGCTGAGCAGAATGAGGCTGGGAGGCCGGTCATTTCCTGCTCTTCTTCCGGTTGTGGCTGCGGCTCCGGCTGCGGCGCCTTGACCACCACCTGGGTATAGATGGCCAGGGGGGTGGCCGGTGGCCGCCAATCGGGGTCGGCCCGGAGGGCGGCCGCCGCGATCCGCTGCCGGGCGGTGGGGGTCAGGTCGGCCCAGTGAATTTCGTGCTTTTGGGTGCTCATCATACCACCTCCCCGTAGTCGTCGTGTTGGATTGAGTGCCGGATCTCGGCGGCGGCCAGCAGCAGTTCTTCCCGGGCCGACACCGGGCCGCGAACGAACACCTCGAGCAGCACCTGACCGAACGCGGGATCGTAGACGATCCGGGGACCGGCGGTAATTCCGTGCTGGCCGTGGACGCGCCAGGGAGCACGATAGAAGGCGTTGAGCCGGGCCGCCGGCGGGAGTGCTTCCCGGTAGACGACGAATTCAATTTGCATGACACACCTCCCGATAAGCGGTTTGGAGCTGGGCCATAATCGGACCGTAGTGGCCGAGATAGGTAGTATGGAGCGGGTGGGTAAGGGGCCGGCCGGCGAGGCGCCATATGCAGAGGGCAAAGAACTCGGCGAAGAATTCGCTGGCGTCCCGGGCTAAGCGGTCTGTGTTATAGTTGGCTGTAGCTTGGGTTTCGGCGGCGACAACGTGCCCCAATTCGTGGAGCAACAGGAAGACACCGTACCATGTTCCATTCGCCCATTCCTGTACCCCGCGCCAGAAACGGCGACAGATCACCACCTCTTCTCCGTTTTTGCATGCGGCGGCGAAGTTGGGGGGAACGTTGTAGTCCCATTTCCGGCGGTAGGGACGGACCGTCACCTGGTCGGCTCGGGGCGTGAGGGGCCGGAGTAGGCGCCGGGACCAGAGGGTGAGGGTCCGGTAGTCGTGATTGTGGAGGCCGGTATACAGGCCGGCGAGAATGCGTTGGAGGGTGTATTGTTGTTGTCTCATGGCCACCTCCATTTTCATTAGCTAACGAGGTCCCGTTTCCAAGTCAGACGCCGGCGCCGCCGCCGGACCCGGTCGCGGGCGGCGGCGGCAACGGCAATGAGCCAAAGGACGGTGCAGAGGGTCTCTATTGCGGTCATGGTTACAGGGCTCCGAGATACTGTTTGGCGTTCTCGACTGCCACTTCCTCGCCGTTCACCACCAACCGGGTGTCTTCCCGGGACCAGGGGATCCAGCGGGCCCGGGTGAGGGCGACGAACGCGAGCTGGCCGGGGCTGAGGTCGGCATTTCGTTTCCGGCGGAGGACTAACTTGTAGCCGCCGCCGGGCCGGCGCAACAGGACGCGACCTTGCTTGGTGGTGACGAAAACGGTGCGGTCGGGTTTTTCGAGAATGTCGTTCCAGTGATGGACGACGATTCTGACGACTTCCTGGTCTCCACGTGCGCTGATCTTAGCCATACCTATTCACCTCCATGCTTGTTGTTGCCTGTCATGCTTCCAGCAAACTGTGTGCCAAACGGCGATCGGTGTTTTTGGCGTGCCGGCACCGGTATCGGGCCGGGCTGCGTTCAGTTTTTGGTTGTTGATGTCCAAAACCAAGACAGCTTCCGGGCCGGGTGTTGGCCCGGGCCGAGGACGGGCTGGGCCGGGCCGAGGACGGGCTGGGTCCGGGCCGAGGACGGGCTGGGTCCGGGCCGAGGACGGGCTGGGTCCGGGCCGAGGACGGGCTGGGTCCGGGCCGAGGACGGGCTGGGTCCGG